CCGTAGTCTTCTGCGCGCAACATTAGCGCATCTGCGCGTCGCTGTTCGCTGGCAGAGCGCGGCAGGTACGGCAGCCCCCAGTCGGTGTTGATTACCGCCTTCAGGGTTTCTTCGCTGCCTGTCGCCTCGTACTCCTGCTCAGCTGTCAGCAGCTTGTACACCAGCTGCGCCCAAGTCTGGTATGCGGCTGCGGGTCCTTTCATCCAGAACGATGCTATGCGCGAACGGCGAGGCTCGCCGGAAATATTGCCGTCACGGTCAATGCTCTGGCCTTCACGCAACCAGACTCCCACCCCGTTCAGCTCGCGCTTTTTGTCTGCCGTGATAATGCCGTTGCAATGCGGGCAAAGCAGATGGGCCGACTCGCTGGCTTTCACCGGATCAGGCTCATCGCGGTAGCCGGTCATCGCCTCCATCGCTGGCTGAAAATATTCACCACAATGCGGGCATGGCCAGTACCAGCGGCGGCGATCCCCACGGTTGTAAAGAGAAAGCGCGCCAGTCGTGGGGGGCGCTTCATGGGGAGACTTGCGACGCCATTTACTGTCGCGAATGTCCCGGCCAGGCGAACACTCCACTAGGGTCATACCGGCAGACATAAAGGTGGTGGTACGTTTGGAAGCCAGGGTAAAACCGTCCCCCTCACCATCAATATCTTCAGGGAAACGGTCATAATCCGTCAGCGCCACGCATTTAAAATCTGACGAGGACATGATGTTGATGGAGGGCCAGCCAATCTTGAGATAGTTCCCCGCCAGAAAAGTACGATCGTGCACGTTGTTGTCGTTTCGCAACGGGCTAAGGCGTTTTGCTACCTCAGGACTGACACGGAAGGTTCGTGCCAGACGCTTTTTTGAGTGCTCGCGGGCTTTCTCTTCGGTCATCTGAACGACGAGCATATCTGACGGGTCACAGACAATGTTGTATACGACCCAGCCATCCACCAGACCGATGGTTTTACCCGTTCGCGCCGGGCCAACAAACACCACCGCATCGTACTCACGCAGCGCAAGGCAGTTCATTGGCTCAATAACATAGGGGGCAACGGCAGGATCCCACGGGACCGAGTTACCGGCCCCCATCGGTACGCGCATAAATTTCTGTACTGCCTCAGCCACAGGCATACGGCGAGGAGCTTTGAGAATGGCGGAAGCGTTACGCCTGACTTCCGCTGCCGTGGCCTGTTGCATGACTTACTCCTCTTCTGGCATATCCTCCTGTTCCGGTGAGTCGGCCTGCTCAACTTTGAGGGCTATCTGATCGCGCAGATCGTCAATAACCTGCTGCACCCTGACAACTGCTGCAGGGGTCATCGCGCAATCGCGTTCAAGAATATCGGGTAACGTTTCCAGCACCTGAACCATCGCTTTCGCCATGGAGGAAAACTCTCGGGTGACTTCCGATGCCGGGATCAACTCCCCGGTTTCCTGCTGAAACTTGAGGCGTTCACGCTCCGACTGAAACCAGGCCTTACGATCGGGGGGAAGCATTTTGTCGACGTCCACCAGCTCGGACGGAGTGGCGCTTGTCATCAGCTCCCGCAAAATATCGGTAATGGCATAAAGCTTGAGTTTTGGATTGCTGCCGGGTGCGGGTTGCACATTTGCAAGCTTGCCTGCGACCGTCTGCCGGTGCAGATCGGTAATGGCTGCCAGCTGAGTGATATTCAGCCGGAAATTTTTTAGTTCATTATCCATGATGGCGAACAAAAAATAGTCATTTCGACATCCTGCAAATGCTCAGGACTGAAATATCAAGAGGTTAAACGGATGATGATGAAGCCCATAAAATGCAAAAAACTAGCCGATTTCCGCGTGTCCTCGCCCCCTCGGTGTTCAGAACCGCCAGGAGGACCCTTCAGAATGAGCATGATTGGGGAGTCGTTAAGGCAACAATGCTTCACGATGTTTAAAAGCGAAGTAGCTGCAAGCTGTCGGCCACTAACACTACAGGGTTTGAACCATTATCGATCACACCCACCAGCGCGCGGGGCTGTATAAACTGCTGATGCTGCGCTTGAAAAGCCCGAAAGAGATTGTTTATGGACGTATCGCGCCGGCCTTCGGGCTGGCGGTACTGGTAGCGAGTATCTGCTATGCGTGGTTCGGCCTGCAAATGGCGCGCGCTACCGGGCGAACGGATGTCACCGCGCTGCCGTCGGGCCCGAGCGCACCGTCGATTTTTACCGTGACTTTGTCATTTAAACAAGATTAGAAACTGTAGCTTGCGCTGACCGAGAAGTTACGCGGTGCGCCATAAACGCCGTAGGTTCCCAGGTAGTCGTAGTACTCTTTGTCGAAGACGTTGTTCAGGT